GGTGGACAATGCGAAACGGAGGCATCTGCTATTTGATCGCGGCGTCTCATCCGGTGACCGGCGTGGTGTCTACGTATTCGATCATTCAAGACGTGGTGTATAAGGCGAGTCACTGGCAGGTGGTCGAAGGCGAATTTGCTACAGTGCCGGAAGCCATCGAGGCGATTGTGAAGCGTGTAGACTGGTCGGTGGGGGCATAAGAGGTGCGAAAGGGTCGTATAATAACTATGGTGGTAGACCATCCGATTAAAATTTTGCCCGCCATGCCTTAGAAAACGGCCAGCGGGAGCTGGCGCACGCGGACGACGGGCACCGGCTGGCGCGGGGTGCGTTTGGGCTTGGGGAGCGGCACGGGTGGCGGTGGGCAGTGGCAGGCGATGATGGCATCACGCAGGGGGACGGGGTGAAAGTGTACCCACATGCGCAGGCGCGGGCGCCCCAGCTCGCGGCAGACGTACCAGCGATGATGGCCGTTGGTGATGTAGATGGTATCGCTGCCGGCAAAGGTGATGCCGTAGGGCAGGGCGTTTTCGGCGTCGGTCATGCGGCGACGGTGGCGGTAATGGTCGAGGATGGTCGGAATCAACTCGCTCTGGGTGGGCATGAGGCGGGAAAGGGACGCGTTACGCAGGACGTGATGCGGCTCCAGCGCGTAGATAATCGGCAGGATGAGCTCTTCAGGAAAGCAGGCGATTTGGATCAAGCAGACTCCTCACAGCTTGTTGATGGTTATTATAGCGCCGGATTGAGAGCGAATAGGCAATGCGTTTAAAAGACGTGCTTGACGGATAGCTCATATGTTCTTATACTGGATTTTGTGGGCGTCATCTTTTTGCCGGGCGCGGTGTTTTTCTGGTAGACCTCCTCAAAGTATATGCGCGTGAAGCCGCGCCCACCTTTCATAAACGTCAACGCCGAAACGACGTAAACGTCATCCGGTGACGATAAATCGGCTGTAACCGGGCATTCGAAACGCTCCTCATATGGGGCGTTTTTGATTCTGGTTGATCGTTGAGACAAAATTAATGCTATAATCAGCACAAGTGTTCGAAAAAAGCGTGATAAAACGTGATGATTTTGACCGATGGCACGGACTAAACCTAAAAAACTTTCCACCAAGCAACAAGTTTTTGCCGATACTTACTTGGCAAACGGCTTCAAGCGGGAGGATGCAGCACGCGCGGCAGGATATAGCGAACTGCGGTTGGCACGCACGGCCAGCGATTTGATGCAAAACCCGCTTATGACGGCGTACATTGAGCAGCGGATGCAGCAGCTTCAGATGTCGGCGGATGAGGCGCTGTACCGGCTAGGGCAGCACGCGCGCGGGGACATTAGCCAACTGATGGGATTGTCGCCGGATGAGTTGAAAGCACATCCGCAGGCGTGGTTGGTGAAGAAGATCAAGGTGGGGATGAACTTCCCCGAAAAGGGCGATCCGAAAGCGTTTATTGAATCACTCGAGCTACACGATCAGCAGGCGGCATTGAACACGATCATCAAGCAGCATCAGTTGGCGAGCGGACGGCCCACGGAGATCACCGAGATCCCACAGATCGGGCGATTGATCGAGCTACTGGAGAAGGCCGGAAAGAACCCGGCGTCGGTGATTGACCGGATGGTCGAGAAGCTGGAAGCCGAAACCAGTGGACGTTGATGAACTGATTGATTACGGGCTAGGGCGCGAGACGACCGGCGGGGTTATGCGGCTGCCGGACATTGTCGAGTGGGCGGAAGAAAACTTCTATGTGATCGAGACGGCGCGACCGATCAAACTGGCTCCCCATCAAAAAGACATCCTGAGATTAATTACCGAGCAGAGGCCGGATGGCGGCTTCCGCTGGCGTAATGTGCTGTACTCCACGATTAAAAAGAGCGGCAAGACGACGATCAGCGCATTGTATGCACGGTGGGCGGCTGAAACGTGGGGGCCGTTCCAAGAAGTATACAACCTTGGCAACAAGCTCAAACAAGCCAAAGACCGCGCGTTCAAGACGATTGACCGCAGCATCAAACTGTCGCCGCAGTACATCAAGGATCAATGGGATGTGCAGGCGACACGCATCACGCACCTGCCCAGCGGATCGTTTATCGAGGCGTTGCCGATCAGCGGTAGTGGTGAGGCCGGCGGTAACCAGAGCTTGACCGTGTGGACTGAACTATGGGGCTTCCAGTACGAGGAAGCGCTGCTGATGTGGGACGAGCTGAAGCCAGTGCTGACACGGCCACTGTCGCAGCGGTTTGTGGACACCTACGCCGGGTTCAAGAACGAGTCGCGGTTGCTGTGGGGGATCTGGGAGAACGGGCTGGAAGGTCAGCGGCTGCATGATGAGCTGCCGGTTTATGGCAACGAAGCGGCGGGGTTGATCGCCTACATCGACACCGGCTTGGAAGCACGCCGGATGCCGTGGCAGCAGGGCGAGGTGGGTGAGGCGTATTTCCGCGAGCAGGAAAAGACCGAACGGCCAGAGAATGTGCAGCGGCATCACTATAACTTTTGGGCGGATAACACGTCGGCATTGATCAGTGTGGCGATGTGGGACCGGCTGGAGATGGCCGACCACGATCCGCAGCCGGGTACGGAGGTGATTGTGGGGGCGGATGCATCGCTAAGCGGCGACTGTACCGCACTGGTGGTGGTGGGCTATAACCGCGAGCTGGACATCACGTATGAGATCGAGACGCACATCTGGACACCTCCCAAAGATGGGAAACTGGATTATGAAGAGACGATCGCGCCGATGATGGAGGCGATCTTGAAGCGCTACCGGGTGCGTAGCGTGGCATATGACCATTATCAGCTCCACGACATGATGACACGAGCCAAGAAGAAACATCCGCGCGTGGATTTCTTTGACTTCGAGCAGGGTAAATCACGGCTTGAGGCCGATACGGCACTGCTGACACGGATGCAGCAAGATAAATTCCGGCACAGCGGCAACCGTGAACTGCGGGAGCATGTGCAGAACGCGGTGGCTGTGGCGAGTGGGGATGACGCGATTCGCATCCGCAAGCGTGAAGAGAAGATGCCGGTGGATGGTATCGTGGCGGTATCGATGGCGTCGTGGCGGTGGCATGAAGCCAAGCCTGCACCGCGCTATGCCGGGAAGATCGGCTACAGCGGGTTGTGGGGGCGGAAGTGATTGAGTCAGCGGGTAATCTGTGCTAAACTGTAGAAAATTTGTTCGTTGAAGGCGGCAAGTTATGGTGGCAATTAGCGATGTAGTGAATAGTATAAAAGAGCCGGTGCGCGAGATCATCGGGCGGGTGTCGCGGACGGTGATGATCTGGCGGAACACGGTCAGCCTCGACCGGACGCCGACGGATTTCTTCTTCTGGGATCGGTTCCGGCGCGGGGCTTTGGATGGGGCGCGGTTGTCGGGGTTGTTCGCAAAGCCGGCCAGCGAGATCAAAGCCGACTGGGTGATGGGCGACGGCTTCCAAGTGGCGCTGGCGACGGATGACCAGAGTGAAGCGGTGACGTACACCAACAGCGTCATCAAGCGCTTTGTGGGGCGAGTCAAATCCACCTTCTTGACGATGGTGACGGATTACTATGCGCTGGGTAACCAGTATGTGATCGTCAATCCGGACGGCAGCTTGAGCATCCCGTCGCCGGATACGGTCACGATGGAATATGACGTGCTGGATTATCGGCAGCCGGTGAAGGCGACAGTCAAAACCAGATACGAGAAGTTCGTGGTGTCGGACGAGTACCGGCTGGACGGGCGCACGATCAGCATCGAGACAGCGGACGCCGAATTCAGGGCGAAGCTGCTGGCGGACGGATGGCAACCAACAAGCAAGGCCAATATCGTTGAGCAGGGCTATGATAACCTGATCGGGCGGCTGCCGGTGGTGCATTTCGCCAACGACCGGAGCGCGAACGAAATCAACGGGCGTCCGATGTATGAGCCGCTGCTGTCCCTGTTTCAGCGGTATGATGCGGCGCTGGAAAAGGCGTTGGATGCGGCTGAGATCATGGCGAATCCGATCCCGGTGTTTGAAGGGATGGAGGACGTGCAAGAAACCATTGATCAGAACTCCACGCCGGAACCAAACGAACAGTATCAATCGGCAAACGGCAGCTATGTTGACCGGGTGCGGATCGCGTTTGATCGGTTCGCGACGATCATCATCGGCAAGGGTGGCCGGTTCACGTTTGCATCACCGACCAAAGGCTACACGGATGATGTCAAGTCGATGCTGAAGCTGTTGTTCTTGCTGGTGCTGGAGAACCTGCGCATCCCTGAAGTGGTGTGGGGCGGCGAGCTGGGGCAGTCACGGGCAAGCGCCGGCGAACAAATGAAGACGTTCTACATGCACATCACCGGCAGGCGGTTGGCACTGGAAGGCATGAGCGCGGATGAGTCGTTGGGCGCGGTGGCACAGGGCGGGTTACATGAGCTGATGGACATATGGCTGCGGACGGTGTCGCTGATCGACCGGCGGGTGATGGTCGCGCCGCTACAGATTACATGGTCACCGTTGGGCGAGGCGGACGATAAGCAAAACATGGAATGGGCGAACTCGATGAAGGATCGCGGGGCGATTACCACCGAGACCTATGTGCGCATGTCTGGCCGGATCGAGGACGCGGCGGAAGAAGTCAAGGCGGCTGGTGCTGAGACACAGGCCAACAAGGACGCTTTTGATGCGGCGGTAGACAATGCGGCAAACCAGACGGATAACACCGATCCGGCTACAAGCGATCAGGCGGCGTAAATGATTGATTTACTCGCGATTCTCATATTGCTTATTGCTCCGTTTGCACCGTTCCTCTTTTGGGCATGGTCGGCGTATAAAGCCAGCGACAATCCGGAGGTGCTCGAAAGCTACGAGACTTTCAACGATCAGCTTGACGATCTGTGGAAAGCGTTGAGGGAACTGTGGAACGCGATTAGAGGCGTCAAATGAAATTCGATCCCCAAAATTACATAGCGATCCTCGTGCATGTGTGTGACACGTTTGGACTCGATCACGGGCAGATGATGGAATTGCGCGGTCGGGTGGAAAAGACCTTCCACGCACAGCCGGAGGTGTTTTCGAAGCGGGCGGCTGCACCGGCTACACTCAACGCGGTGGCGATTGTGTACGGGCTGCTGATCGGCTTCGGCGGGTTTCGGGAAGCGGTGAAGGCGTCGCCGGATCGGGTTGTCAAGGTGGCGCGGGAGTACGATCCCTATGGTGAGCTGGACAAGGGATTGCAAAAGCAAATGCATAAGCGCGCGTTGGCGAATAGAAGAGGGCGGCGATAGGGAGATTATAAGTGACGACACAAGGCAAGCGGCACGACTTTCAAAAAGAAGATTGGATTCTGATGGAATCCGGTGATTATGGATTGTCGGAAGGTGTATGGTATGCCAGACCTCCACAGTCTGAAACCTTCCATTGTGGGCCGGGAAACCTTTCACTTCATGATGTTGTTGAACATGAAGACGGCACAATTACTGTAAGCCCATCCATTCTTGTCACTGGTCATCACAACGTTCAATGGCACGGCTATCTTGAGCGTGGCATTTGGCGAGAGGTATAACCTAGATGTCACAGGTGATACCCGGCACACGGTCGCTGCCGATTGCCCAGAAGGGTTTCCGCGAGGGGTACAAGGCGATCCTGCGGCCAGCGGTTGACCAGATCGGGATGCTGCTGCAACGGTCGGCGGGCTTCGATGGCAAGATTGACCGGCGGCGCGAGTCGGCGGTGATTGAGCAGGCGGGGGAGATCGTGCAGCGGGTGTACGTCAGTGGCCGGCGGGCGTTTGCTGATGACGGCGCGACTCCACTCTCGCCATATGCGGCACTTATCAACCAGTGGGTGGCGTATACCACCATCAAGGCGGTACGTAATCAGCAGTCGTGGATGAAACGCACGATGCCGGAGGATGTGTATCGCTGGCTGCAAGGCGCAAAGCGTCCGAGTGTGGTGCGCGAGCAGATCGACGTGACGGGGCGGACACATTCGGGTTTCGTGCCGAACGCGCTGGCGAAGTACGATCCGGCGCATACGTGGGTCGATCCGAATGGTTACCGACTCAGTGACCGCATCTGGCGGGTGGGTGTGGATACACGGGCGCGGTTGGATGCGATGCTGGCCGAGCAGATCCGCAACGGGAATTCGGCGATCAACATCAGCAAGAAGGCCGAGCAATTCATGTTGCCGGGGCGGGCGGCGCTGCGGACGGATAAGCCGTATGGGCGTGATGCGAGCTATCGGGGGATGGTGCTAGGCCGGACGGAGATCACCCGGGCGCATGGTGAAGCCACGTTGATTGCGGCGCGGTTGAATCCATATGTGACCGGCATGGATTGGGCGCTGAGTGCGAGCCATCCCAAGTTTGATGTGTGCGATGGGTTGGCGACGGTGGGCATGGGCGGCGGGCGGCTGAAAGATCCGTATGATCTGTACAGCGTCCCGGCGTATCCTGCTCATCCGCAATGTTTGTGCACGATCATGTCGGTGGTGACGGCGACTCCGGCGCAGGTGACCGAGGCGCTGCGGCAGATGATGGAGAGCGGCTATGATCCGCTGACGATGCCGGATGTGACGAGCTGGCCGCCATTGACTCCAGCCGGCGATGATAGCTTGCTGTGGCTGTTGCTGGGAGCGGCGTTGTATCAATGGTGGATGTCTCATCAGGACGAGGTGGCGGCGTGAAGGTCATTGCCTATCTCGGTGTGAAAGTGCTGTAGGATAAGGGCAGACGCGTAATAGCACGAGGTGACAATGAAATTCCCTTCTATTGATCCTTCTGGCACAGTAGCCGAGTTTCAGCGATTAGGACAAGCGATAGCTGATTCCGCTCCGTCGGTGGCGAGTATGAATACCTTTGCAGTGAAGCTGGCCGGACACGAAGATTTCCATCAACGAATTAAAGATCTCATCACTAGTATGAAGGCTGCGACTGATGAGCTGCGTGAACATCGAATGATAAATCATGCCGAGCCGGATGAAGTTGTGCAATACATTTTGCAGCAGCCGAAGCATACATGGAACGGCGTGACGATTTATCCGGATGAGGCGTGGCGGTACGAGCAAAAATCAGATTGGATGTGGTGGCGACAATGACCTGTATCATCGGCATGGAGCATGGCGGCAAGGTGTACATCGGTGCGGACAGCATCAGCCTCAACGGCTGGGCGAAGGACATCACGGCGGACAAGAAGGTATTTCGCAAAGGCGATCTGTTGTTCGGTGTGGCCGGCAGTCCGCGTCAGAAGCAAATCCTGCAATATCACGTGGTCGACATGCCGCATCTGCCAACGGTGAGCGACGAGGAATACTTGGTTCGTGCGGTAGTTGAACCGGCGCGGATGGCCTTCCGTGAGTGCGGCTTCACAGATATGGACAACGGACGCGAGACGGGTGCCAGCTTCTTGATCGGATACCGCGGCAAGCTGTACTCGGTCGAGAATAGTTTTCAGTTGTGCCGGTCAGCGCGAGGGTTCTATGCGATGGGGGCGGGTGATGACTTCGCCATGGGGGCGCTGCAAGCATTGATGGATGCAGACGATGACATGGTTCAGTCGCAGTTTCCAGAAACGTTGCTTATGCGGGCGCTTGAAACGGCGGAAAAGTTGAGCGCGTGTGTATGCGGCCCGTATCACATCGAGGTGCTGGGGGGCGAACCGGCGGAAGAGTCTAAACTGTCTGATGAAGATGCTGCCAAGTTTACGGAAGTGCTTGTTAATGGGCAGGGTGCCCAGTTTGTTGACAAGCGTTTCCATGAAGTCAAGCAATGGGAGCTGCCACCGGAACCGCGTCCGTCAGCTAATCCACCGAGTTCGATAAACCTATGAGGCTGTACAAGGGGAACGATTATGGGAGAAAATCACGCGGTTTATGCGGTTTGTTGGGCGGATCTTGCACGAGCATGGCCGCGCGATGAAGTTCGGATGATTGTTCATAACTATCCCGGCGATAAACCTTTCCAATCACTAGAAGATGCCGAGGCATTTGCCAAGTCGCTCAGTGAAAATAAGTTAACCGTGGTTCATAAGTTCTCAACGTCCCATTACCCCAAAGGTGGTGATGAAATGTCGATTGGAACCAGCCCAGAGTCAATATTTATTGATGGTGTTCGGTACACAAAAGGTTAATCCGATTTGAAACTCTGTCTTGGCTTCATGTTCCAGAACGAGCGCCCTTGGTTGGAATTACACCTGCCGGTGTTTCTGAAATCGGCGGCGATTGATGGCATCGTGGCGGTGGATGGCGGCAGCAGTGACGGCGGCGCGGAGTATGTGCGGTCGTTGGGCGGCGTGGTGTATGAGCGTCCGTGGGACTGGAAGCCGATGGATCAGGAAAACGCGGTGATCAGCTTGGCGGAGTGGAGCGGCTACGATGCGATCTTGCTGACCGCGCCGGATGAGCTGTGGTTTCCGGCGGCAATCGACCGGATGAAAGTGCTGATGGATGATGCAAAGACTTTTGCATTACAGTTTCCAACGTGGAATTTTGTCAAAGACCGGCGGCATTACGCACCACAGTCGCCGTACTTCCCCGACTTCCATGAGCGGGTGTGGCGGCTAGGGCAGGGCATCCGGCAGGTGGGTGCGCTGGATAGTACGCCAAGCTTCTCGCCGCAGCAGGCGACGCGGTGCATGGATCTGCCGATGTTTCATTACAGCCACATCAAGCCGCGCGAGTTTTATACGTTGAAGGGGTTGAACTTCCATCGGGTGCGAGACGGATTAGAACCGTTGGACAAGCTGCCGGACGGATTTGAGATTGAGCCGTATCCGATGCATGTGGCGTTTCCGTGGCCGCAGCCGTTGGAGCCGGATGAGATTGGAGAGCGAGCACCATATGTTTGACGAAATCTTTGCTGATGATGTGTACGATCTGAACAAAGCAACTCCGCGTTGGGTGGTTGCCCAGACCGGCAGCGGGTTCAAGCTGATCGACACCGTTTGGAATAACGAATTGAAAGCCAAGTATATTGACCGCGCCGAAGCGGAAGAAGTCGCGATGATCTTGAATCGCTACGAGGGCACACATGATCGCTAATGTTCAAATCACGGTGATCGCTTACGGGCTGGCGGATGACTTGGTGAAGTTGTTCGACCGCGTGGGCGATGCCCCCGGCATCAAGTGGCGGTTGTTCCTGCACAGCGATATTCCACATGTTGAGGCGACGTGCAACAGCCTGATCGAGCGTTACCCGAACATCTACTATTATCCGTACAAGGTGAATCGGGGATTGAGCCGGAGTTGGAACGAGGGCATCAGCGCGTCATATGCAGATGGTGCGGACGTGGCGATGATCCTCAACGACGACATGCTGCCGGGTGTGGGCGATGTGCAGCGGGTGGCACAGGCGGCGATTGATCACCCGGAGTATCCGATTGTGAAGTGCATGGGTTTGGATATGCGCAGCGGGCAGCGGACGCCGATGGAGTTTGGTCTGACGGCCATCACCAAGCAGGGGTGGCGGACGGTCGGCGCATTCGACGAGAACATCTGGCCGATCTACTGGGAAGACATCGATTGGGACCGGCGGCGACGATTAACGTTGCAGGATGAGTACATTGTGCAGGATACGACGGCAATCCATGCGGGAAGCAAGACAAGCGTGACAGTGCCGGGGCTGCTGCAACAGACGAACGCATGGTATGACGCGAATCTGGCGTACTACCGGCGCAAATGGGGAGCGGCGCATACTGAGGGCGAGACGTTCACAGTGCCGTTTGATGACAGCGAACCGTGGGCACTTGAGTATTACAAGGTGCGCGGCGCGTGGTATATCGATCCGGAGTTTTCCAGCTGTCCATATGGCAGACATGATCGAAAGGATGTGCCGCGTGGATAGTGTAGAAGAAATCATTGTTATTTTCCCTGACATTGACCGCCCTTATGCGCTGCTGGCAAGTTCGGCGGGATCTATTCAGGTTTTTGAAGTACCGGAACAAAACATGCGGCAATCTATCATGGAAGGGCTGATGGATTACGTCGGCATGTCACTGGGCAATAAGGTGACGTTCGAAATGGCACGCGCCGAAATGGCACAGCGATTGATTCCTGTGGAAGTATCTGAACGCGAACTACGTGGCATTATGCTCCAAGCTATGTTTCGGTTCTTAATGAAGCGGGATGTGGAAAGTGTCTAAACACATATTGGTTACGGGCGGCTTCGGGTTCATCGGATCATGGTTGGTGGACAAGCTGCTGGAGCAGGGGCATCGGGTGACGGTGGTGGATGACCTGCGGAGTAACGCGGTCGATGACGAACACTATGCGCGATACTTTGAGAACGGGCAGTTGAGCTGGTTCTGCATGTCGGTAGAAGCCTTTGCCAAAATGGCTGCCGATACGAACCCGGCGATTGATGGCACCACGTGGGCGGGGTTAGATGTAACAACTCCTGACGAGATCTATCATCTGGCGTCGCCGGTTGGGCCGGTGGGGGTGATCGCACACGCGGGCGAGATCGTCCGGCAGATCGCGGACAGCACGTATGCGGTAGTAGAGCTGGCACGGCGGCACGGTGCCAAGCTGGTCGATGTGTCCACCAGTGAGGTGTACGGCGGCGGTCAGTTGGGATTGTGCGCGGAGGAGATGCCACGCATCATCCAAGCAGAGACAACGGTGCGGCTGGAATACGCGGTGGCAAAGCTGGCGATGGAAACGGCACTAATCAACACGACCAAGGTGAGCGATTTGCAGGCGGTGATCGTGCGTCCGTTCAATGTGGCCGGGCCGCGTCAGAAGGCCGACGGTGGGTTCGTGCTTCCGCGTTTCGTGGGGCAAGCGCTACGCGGTGAGCCGCTGACGATTTACGGCGACGGGCAGCAGGTACGGGCATTCACGCATGTGGCGGACATCGTCGATGGGCTGATGCTGGCGATGGAGAAGGGCGCAAGCGGCGAGGTGTATAACCTCGGCAATCCGGCCAATCGCACGACGATCAACCGGCTGGCGCGGGATGTGATCACGCTGGTGGGTGGCGAGACGGTGTCATACATCGACCCCAAGACGATCCACGGGGCGCTCTTTGCTGAAGCTGCGGATAAGTTTCCGGATGCGTCGAAGTCGATGCACGAATTGGGATGGAAGCCGCAGCACGATTTGAGCCGGATCGTGGCGGATGTGCGCGATAGTATGCAAAGTACGTTGCAAGCTGCGCCTAAAACTAGTAGCTTGCATTAAACGAACATTTGTACTACACTTTAAATTAACTTGAGATTTCCGCGAGGCGGATGCGTGTTCTATTTTTGGGGCACACATCCGCTTTTTTTATTTGAGAGCAGACATGACCGAACGGACTCTAATCTCCGAAACGTCTCTTCAGTCGCTTAAAGGCGATTTCCCCGATGTTCCAACCTACTCACATGTCGATACCGCGCTCTTGTACCAAGGCGACGAGTCACCGTTCCATGTCACGCTGCCGATCGCGGAGATCGGGCGGGTCAGTGATAACGGCCTCGAATATGACAGTGAGCTGGTGAACGCGATCGCCGAGCAGATGAGCAATGGGGCCGGCGGCATTCGAGGCCACATCCCTGACGATCAATTGAGTACGGCGTATCCGGTGGACGACGTTCACTGGATCGGTCACCAGATGCAGGGCAATACGTTGTGGGCGAAGGGATACATCCCGGTTGGTCCAACACGCGAAGACATCCGCATGAAGAAGGCACGGGGCGGCACCATTGCAACCTCGATCTTTGGAGACGCGGTCAAAGAATTTCAAACGGGCGCCAAGAAAACGTGGAAAGCACGTCAGTTTGCTTTGGAGCAAATCGACCTCGCCCCCACCAAGCGTGCGGCGCTGAAAAACAAGCATGGGTTTGCGATTACTAGAGAGATGGAGGGCGACATAATGCCAAGCGACATCGTTACCGTCACTGACGTGCCGGAACCAATCCGCGAGCAGATCATCCGTGAAAGCGATTTGGCCAAAAAGGTCGAACGTTTGGCGGAGATGGAAACCCGCGTGGCCGAGTTGGACACACAGGTTGCCGAGCTGGCGCAGTACAAACAAATCGTGATGGAAATTCGCAGCACCCTCGGCAAAGATGCCGATACGGCTGCGGCTGTGGCTGAGCAGCACAAGATGGCAACCGCGCTGGCAGAAATGCTGGGCGTGGAATATTCCAACATCACCATCACCGTTTCCGAGATGCACGAAAGCATCAAGGAACTCAAGCAGAAGGAATTCGATAGCGCGGTGGACACTCAAGTTGAGGAATTGACCAAGTGGGACGCCAAGACCGACAGTGGCAAGGCTCAGGTCACATCGTTCCGCAACATCCTCAAGAAGGCTGTCGTAGCTGAAATGGGCAAGGAACGCGCGGTCGAGAAGATCGCCGAAACTGCCAAGAAGCTGTGGGACGAACAATACAGCGTGATCGGCGGCGCGGTGGTCGCAAGCCTCGCCGGACCGGGCGCATTTGTGCCGCCCAAGGCATCCACCACACCGACAACCAGCCGCATCAGCGATGAGCAACTGGCAGCCGCAGGCAAGACAGTAAACGCGTCACGCAACTGACGCTCAACCGGACATAGTTAACAGGGAGTAACAACAATGGCAAGTATTGTCGGGCCACGTATGGCCGCCGACCTGATTTTCCCCGTTGGAGGCATGGATGCGACCCGTATCCTCAACTTCCAGAACCGCAACGGCCTGACTCCAGAGCAGGTTGTCGCGAAGGCTGCCGCTGCAATCGGCGGCGTCAATGAATCCGTGATGGCTCGTTGGGGTGGCGTGAGCTACATGACCGAAGACAGCTTCGCACGTTATCGTGCCGGCGTCGGCGGTACCGCTCGCAAGACCTCCAAGAAGACCGAAGCAACCCAAACCGATCCGGTGCAGGGTTTGCTTTCCGGCCACATGCTGCCCATTCAGGACTATGAAGATAGTCTCCAGTGGGACTGGCAATATCTGCGTGATGCGTATGAAGCGCAAATCGACGCGGATGTCGCAGAAGTCGCGGACGCATTCCGCTATCGCTGCGAAGTCGATTTCCTGAACCGTGTCATGTCGAATGCTGAACGCAGCATCGGCAGCGGCTACGATCTGCCATGGGCCATCGGCACCGGCGTGACCGTTCCCTTCATCCCACCGCCTTATCAGGCGTACAACTTCACCACCAGCCACACCCACTTCGTACCGAATGCCGGTAGTGATGCGGCTGCACGTTTGACCGTTCTGAACTCGATGATCCAGAACCTGCGCGAGCATGGTTTGAGCGGCACACTGGCGATGTTCGTCAGCGTTTCTGATGTCGCCAACTGGGCAGCCGTCACCGGCTTCGTCGAAATCAATCCGGCCAACATGCAAATCGTGGACTCCGGAACCACCGTTCGTTACGTCACCGGCCAACTGGAAGGCGTCCCCGGCGAGTTGTTCGGCTTCTTCAAGACCAACTTCGGCATCGTCGAAGTGCGTTACTTGGAGATCATGCCCGCCAACTACTGCTGGATGACTGCTCCTTTCGGCCCGAACAACGTCAACAACGGTATTGCGGTGCGCGTGCATCCTGCAAGCCCCTTCGGCATGGTGCCGGATGTTCAGGTCACCAGCTCGGTGATGCCGCAGCTCAAGGGTATCAACCTGAAGGCCACACATGGTGTCGGCGTCAACAAACGCTTAAACGGTGTCGCCGGCATGGTCGGTAACGGCACCTATTCATGGACTGACCTGTAGCCAACGGGCTGACGGGTAAGTAACAAGGAGAATTTTCAATGGCTCTTACTGTGACAGCAGCACAGGTCAAACCTCTCGCGGGCGCTATCGTGCGCACCGTGGTTCTGGGCGAAGCGGCAACTGCGGGGCAGGCTGTGTATCCCAACGCATCCGGCGTGTATTTGAAGGCAGACGCCGACGCAGCGGGCAAGTACCGCGCAACCGGCATTCTGATCGCCGACAATCAGGGCAACGGCAACACCGGTGCATCGTATGCCAGTGGCAGCGAAGTGTCGATGGTGTGCTTTGGCCCGGTCAGCGGCTTCAGCGGCATGGATCCGTCACTCTCGGTATGGGCAGGCACCACAGCCGGTGGCTTCACCCAGACCAAGCCCAGTGGCGCGCTGACCTTCGCCGCACCGATTGGCTATCCTCTGGATGCCAACACACTGTTCGTTTCACCACAACCCTTCGACACCACATACTAGCGTATGCGGATCAACTGGGTTTCGCACCGGTTCATTAAGGAAGACGGCTACGGTCGTTACGGTATCCACATGATCCGGGCGTTAGGCAGGTTAGGGGTGGATGTTTCACCCCTGCTGGCGTTGTCGATGTACGACATGCCGGACGATGTATTCAAGTTGACCGGCGTGGATTTTGCCAACCGGTCAATCTTCTTGATGGCTCCCATCGCGATCAAGGAGAAGCCGCCCAAGAACTCGTGGATCTACACGATGCATGAGGACTCGCGGCTGCCGGAAGAATGGGCGCAAAAAATAAACTGGTTTGAGCGCTGCATCGTGCCATGCGAGCACAATGCGGAAGTGTTCAAAGCGGGGGGCGTGACGATCCCGATTGATGTGGTTTATGGCGGCACATCGCCGGATGAGTTTCCGGTGCGCGAAACCGTGCCAGCCAACCGGCCATACACCTATGTGTGCTTGGCGGATCGTGGTTCACGCAAGGGTTGGGAGACGGTGTGGGGCGCATGGTATCAGGCGTTCCCGGAGAGCTTGACAGACGTGCGACTGATCATCAAGGCGCGTCCGGAGATGGTGCCGGAATGGTTCAAAGAGATCGATCTGCCGGACAAGCGGATCATCCGAAATTACACAGCCGTAAGCTCGATGACAGAAGTGTTTAACGAGGCGGACTGCGTCGTGTATCCGGCACGTGGGGACGGTTGGGGGATGTGGTGGCGCGAGGCGGCCATGATGGGACTGCCGGCACTGGTGACTCCGTACAGCGGCAACGCGGTCGGGGCAGAGCAGGCGGCGATCCCGCTCAAGAAATACACGATGGTTGAGTCGATGCTGGATTACAGCCACGGGCAATGGGCACAGGCTGACCAAGCGGAAGTGGCCGAGCAGATGCGCTGGTGCTATGAGCATCAAGCGGAAGCCCGCGACAAGGGCTTGAAAGCGGCTCAGTGGCTGCGGCAGAACCAGACGTGGGATCACAGCGCGAAGGCGCTCTTGAAGTTGATCGAGGCACACGCATGACGACGATCACAGCACAGGAAGAGATCACGCTGCGGCGGAAGATCGGCAACAACGGGGCAGGCTTCAGCACGCCGGACTTGGATGAAATCTGGGTTGAGGCGCAAGAGAGCATGAACCGCGCGATCTTCATTTGCTTTGAAGAACTGATGAACAATGCGGCGCGTTTTACGGATTACACCCAGAACGACACGCAGGAAAAGCGCTCGCAGATCTTCGATCATATCGCCACCAAAGTGCTGCCTTACTGGCGCGGTAAGCTGAGCGCGGCTGAGGCCGGTGAGAACACGTCCAAGACGACGACGCGGATTGTCGGCACCAAGGTTGTGCCTCCGCGACGTGTGGCGCGTCCGTTCACTGATCCGCATATTGATCCGTACCAGAACCCGAATCAGGCGCTGAATTATCCGTACATCGTGACGGATGAGGACAGCATGTGATGGTCGACATCAACGCGTGGGCGGGGATTGGTGACAGCTCGGAAGCGGCAGACCGTGCGGACGCGGCATGGCGGCGGATTTGCGAGAAGCCGAGCGAGATCACCATCATTCGGAGCAGCGGCAAGGTCAAGTCGGCAGTGGATGCGCAGACGGTGCGGATCGAGTTTGATTATCCGGCCAACTATGAGACGGCAGGCGAGGCCGGAACCAGCAGCAAGCAAGCGGTGACAGTGTTCGGCATCGTCGGGCACGATCTGGAGACGGACACGGACATCCGGCGCGACGATCAGTTCAAGTATGACGGGGCGCTGTACCGGGTGGTGACGATCACCAAGACGATTGGCGAAGTGCAGGCGAAAGCGGAGGCGATGAGCTGATGGCGAGTTCATCGATCCAATGGCGCGGGACGGTCGATATGGGGCGTAACTGCACCATTTACGGCAACAAGGTCATCGAGGCGGTGAATCAGGTGGCGGCCTACTTCGCGCCGGTGCTGGAGACGTATGCTCGTAAAAATGCGCCGTGGACGGATAGAACGTCAAACGCGAGAACCGGCCTTCATACGTGGGTTGAGGAACTCAGCAAAGACATTGTTGTACTCTATTTGAGCCATTCAGTTTATTATGGCATTTTTTTAGAGACCCGGGCGGCGGGACGATGGAGTGCTGTGTGGCCCGCTATCCAAGCCCATTTGCCAAAAATCACAGCAATGCTAAAGAGCATATTTAGTTAACGGCTCAAGAACCCGCAAAGCAGGGAAATCATGAGGGTAAACGGAAAGCAATTCAAGCTGGTGACGCTGATAAGCCTTTAGCTTACGCTCTCGTTTATTTTCATAAGCCTCATGTCCAATTATCCCCCAAATCTCAATGTAAGTATCTCCCACAATGAAATCAGTCCGAAGATTGGTGTCGCCTATTTGCCCTTCATATTGATGGGGAATGTTGTGCGTGAAAAGCCAATCATCAACCTGTAATCCCAAGCTGCTCTTTACTCGGTGCCCGTCTTTTGCTGTGTAATGACTTACGTTAGGATAGCCCGATTTACGCAATGGAATTTGCATTTTATTGAGCATCTTGCTTACGTGAGTGCCGGATACCTTGAACAGTTTCCCTATAGCATCGGTGCCCATATTTTCGGCTTCGTAAAGATGGGCTACAACTTGTGGGTCTGGTTCTACCCAGTCGCGTCCGCGCCGAGTCTCCCAAAGAGTCCGGCGAGGAATGTCGAATTTTTTAAGCCAGTAGGGGATCGTAGTAAAATCCACTCCCAAGCGTTCACCGATTTCATGATAAGCAAGCCATTCGTCCCAATAAAGCTTTTCAAGCAACTCTTTTGTTGGCTCTACGCCGGCCTTGTTTTGGATAATCTTAGCTTTTATCCCCATGCTTCGCCCAATTGCACACACATATGCAGTAGAACATTCATATTGTTCAGCTATTTCGGGATAACGGAATCCCTGAGCGTACAACTCAACAACTTTTTCTGGAGTAAGAGATTCTATTTTTTGAGGAATATGTTTAAGATCGAATTCGACTATCAATCGTTTAATAACACTAAAGCTGACATTATATTGACGACCAATAGCCTTGGCGCCCATATTTTCAGTTACGTAGAGTTGTTCAAGGGTATTGCGATCAACAACATTTTTCTGACGCTTAGTGGCAATTGCGGCTATTCGAGGGTCTGTTTCAGCAGTCAACCCGTTACTCCAAGGTACAAAGCCTTTCATGCTTGGCCGTTCTTGACCTCGCACCCCTATGCCTTTGCATTCATTGCTGCAATATTTCCCGTTTTTGTATGGGGTTTGTTTGCCACATACTTCACAAAACTTCGCCGGGTATCTTCTAGAGTCATTGTGGCATTTATTGCTACAAAAGTGAGATTCGTTTGCGCGGGATGGCGGCACAGAATACACCTTGCTGCAATATCCACATATTAGGTCAACCATGATAGTCTCGCACCAGTTTTACCCGTTGAATAAGAACTTATATTCTACATTGAAACTTGATTTATTGGTAGGGATAAGTTTATCTGTCGATGAATAGATATAAACACAAAGAGATGGAGGCTACGCTCTTACACTACTTGTCTTAACCGAACTTTTGTGCTAGACTAATTTTTATAACTTGAGATTTCCGCGCGGCGGATGCATGTCCTTTTCATGGGGCATTCATCCGCCGTCTTTGTTTCTAGGTACTGAATGGCGACGTTACGCAACGTGTTTCGCACAACGCTAGAAGCTGATGCCACGCTGGCCGGCCTCTTGACCGGCGGGATTTTCGATAGCAGCGAGCTTGACTATACCGGCCAAGGCGCGATGCAAGCTCCGCGTGAAAGCGACGGGGTGCAGCTCAAGCCACATGCGGTGATCCGGTGGAAGGGCAGCATCAGCATCGGTCCCGGCATCAAGGTCGGCGGCGAGGCGGAAACCGTCGAGGTGTATGTGTACCAAGACGTGGATTATGACGTGATCGAAAGCGCGATTATCCGAATGAAAGTGCTGCTGGACGATACGTATTTGACAGCGGACAACCGGGCTTTGGCACACGTCAACAAGGATTTCATGAGCGCAGATATTCCGGCGGAAGAATTGGGCATGGCCTCCAGCCGGTTCGTGCGTTTTTCGATTATTACGGCACCTATTTAGTAGGGAGGGCAGAAAATGCCACAGTTTTCAGAAGTCATTTATAACCCCACGCGCGTGATCGTGGCGTCGTTGGCAAATGACAACACCTACGGAACCCCCGTAGATGTTGATTACTTCGAGAAGGTCAGCTTCGACTTTGAAGCCGACGAAGACGAAATCAAGTCCGGCGGGTTGATCGTCGAAAGCTTGTCGGTCGCCACCAAGGTTACCGGCACGATGGACAACGGCGCGCTGAACTTTGCAGCGATGGGCATTATCCAAGGTGACAGCCCGATTGCAACCTACGGCGTGACCCCCAACCGCTACCAGTACATGGACGTGACAGTCGGTGGCGCGGGTAACCCGTACTTCGGCATGATCGTCACCTATGCCAGCACATTGGGCGGCAACCTGCTGGTGGGCTTCCCCAAGGCGATGTTGACCAAGAAGCCGGGCTTCGATGTCGACCAGAACAAGTTCCGCGTTGGTTCGGCGGACTTCAAAGCGGTGGCTCCATCGACCTTGAGCCGTCGTGTGGCGCGGTTGATCAAGTACGAAACCGCAACCAGCCTGACCCTGAGCAGCGCTTATATTCAGGGCATCTTCAGCGGGATGTTTTAGTCTATGGCTATTCATTGGGTTGACGATCCTACTGAGAAGCTGCCGCTGTCTAACGGAAACACCATTGAGGTGCGTACCGTTGATATGATGTCACTAGTGATGAGCGCGGACAACGACGCGATCCCGAATGGGCTGCTGGAACAAATCAGCGCCCAACTCAGCGGTCAGTCGCCGGATCAAGAACTCACGTGCCACAGCGGGCTACGGCTGCCGGGACGCGGGGAGCCGATCACACAAGGGTTGATTCGCGGCAAAGTGGTAGACGTAACCGGCACAGAAGAATCGTTTACCGCGCGGGTATCGATGGTCGCGGGAACACGCTTTACGCCGGGGGAAATCCGCTTTGGTGGAAACAGTGTGGCGACGCTGGAGAGTGCGCGGGATTATCAGTGGCGCATCGGCGGCGGGGATGCTGAGAAAGCCCGTAAAGAACTGCCGGAGCTTGGCAACTTCATTGATTTGATTGTACGGGCGGCCAGTGTGTCGCCCAAGCTGGTCAAAGAAGTGATTGATCCGGAAACAGAAGTGGCAATCAGCCGCGTGAAGCAAGCGGACAAGATGATCATCTTCAACTGGGCCATGCCGCGCGAGGTGCGGCCAGCCGGTACGTTTCCTCAAGAACCGACAACAAGTTTGGTTACTGCACCTGACTTGCAAGCAGTATAACCTGAATCCGGCTGACGAATTTGGGATTAAACATTCGTGGGTGCGCTGGCAGTTCAATCACGCTGTAGGGACATTAGGCCGTCACATTGAGAATAAGCTCAGTGAAACGGATAAGGGGGGGAAACAAAAATATTCGCTTGAAGAATTGCTAGGGCTTCCAGTAGCCCCTGTGCAAAATGTAAGCGGGTTGATGTTCGGCAACGGGGGCACGGGGTAACCTGCCCCTTTTTGCTGCCGGTTGATTGTTATATACGAACATCTGTGCTAAAATAATTCTAATAACTTGAGATTTCCGCGCGGCGGATGCATGTCCTAAACAGGGCATTCATCCGCCGTTTTTGTTTTTAGGCGGTCGCGATGGCTAGTGATGCTGGCGGGTTTAATCTAGGTAACGCTTACGGTTCGGTCGTCATTGACGTATCGGGCGTTTCGGCTGCGATGCAGCAGGCACGGCAGGCCATCGAGGGCGGGTTTAGCGGCATCGGCAACAGCATCTCGTCACTAGGTGACCAGATGAGCAAGTTGGGCGGGGCAATCAGCACGTTTAGCGCTCCGCTGCTGGCTGCTGGCGGGATTGGGTTAAAAGCTGCGGCAGACTTTGATACGCTACTCAAACAAATTGAGGTTTTTGGGAATGTCGCGCCGAACCAATTAGAAACAGTTAGGCAATTTGCACTGAAGATGGGCGCAGACACCAAGTTCTCAAGCTCTGATGCGGCAGAAGCCTTGCTTGGATTACTAAAAGCCGGGCAAAGTCTTGATGAGGCTATGCAGTCTTTGCCGCAAGTATTGAATCTGGCGGCTGCGGGGAACCTGAGTTTAGCTAGTGCTTCCGGCATTGTCTCGTCGGCGTTGGCAATTTTCAAACTTAAGGCGACTGATGCGGGTAGGGTGTCGGACGCATTGGCACGCGCGGCAAATGCTTCTCAGGCAGATGTAGGGGACTTAGGGCAGGCGCTTTCAAATGTCGGCCCCATTGCTGCTATGTTTGGGCTTTCGGTTGAAGACACAAGCGCGATCCTTGGCGTATTTGCAAACAACGGAATAAAAGGAGCCGAGAGCGGCACACAACTCAAATCCATGCTGCTCAACCTTACGCGCCCAACAGAAGATGTCAAAGGGGCATTTGAAAAGCTAGGCGTTTCTCTATATGACGCACAGGGAAACAGTCGCAATTTCAATACGGTAATTAAAGAGCTTGATGCAGCGCTTGATAAACTGCCGGTTGAGCAGCAGAACGAACTTATGCAAACGCTTGGTGGCTCTTATGGCATTGTCGGCATCAGCGCGCTTCGTGCATCCGGCGGCATTGATGGAATGCTTCAGTCTATGGCTGCTGCTCCATCTGCCGGAAAAATAGCCGATGACTTCATGAAAACATTCAAGGGAAATGTAGAAAGTCTGACTGGTTCGGTAGAAACTTTGATGGTCAGTGGGTTAACCCCATTTATGAACGATGTCCTTACTCCCATTGTCAAGCAAATCACCGCTGTTGTGAATTCGATGACGGAGTGGACACAAAAGAATCCTGAACTGACCAAGCAGATCGTCAAGGTGCTGGCGATAGTTGCTGTACTGGGACCGACATTATTAGTCGCCGGCAAGGCCGTGAAATCGATAGGCGAAATTATCACCTTTGCAACCGGCTCCTTTGGGTTAATTAGTTTAGCTATAGCAGGGTTAGTGCTGGCATTTAATACTAACTTCCTAGGCATTCGAGATATATTGCAACCGGTCATTGATCAGATAGGTATATTCTTTAACTCGATTCTGAGTGGTATGCCTGTCGGAGATGCACTAGGGACAATGTTCCGGAATCTGTTACCGCCGGATGTGGTGGCCGGAATTACAAATGGGTTTAATGGGATCGTTACGTTTGTAACAGAAACCGCGCTGCCAGCCTTGCAGAGCTTCGCGAATTGGTTCCTGACTGAAGCCCTTCCGGCAGTGGTCAGCTTCGTGGAAACAACCGTGATCCCCGGTATTCAAAAACTATTCACCTTTCTTTCGGAAGCATGGACAAATATATCCCCGGCCTTGCAAAGCTTCGCGAATTGGTTCCTGACTGAAGCCCTTCCGGCAGTTGTCAGCTTCGTGGAAACAACCGTTATCCCGGGCATTGGAAAGCTGTTCAGTTTCCTATCAACCGCGTGGGATACAGTGTCTCCGCAACTAACGCTTTTAAAAGATTGGTTCCTTACTGACGCGCTGCCAAAAGTCAAAACGTTTTTAGAAGGCGATTTCAAAACAGCTTTGGATAATGTGTTTGGCTGGATCGGGCGGGTATGGGACGAAACAATCAAGCCCGGGGTGGATAAGTTGTATGGGTGGTTCATGGATACCGGACTACCAAAAATTAAAGAGTTTGTAGAAGGTGATTTCAAGACGGCGCTTGATACTGTTTTTGGCTGGATGGGCACTGTTTGGGCGGATACAATCGAGCCGGGACTCCGAGGCTTGAAAGATTGGTTCGTAACGGGTGGATTGCAAGAAGTTGTAGGAGCGGTTCAAAAGTTTTTCGGGGAGATTGACAAGTTGCCCGCAAAGATCCAAGCATGGATCGACAAGCAAGGGTTTCTAGCGCAGAGACTTCAAGATTTTATTATTGCGCTTGGCATCGGTATTGTTGCGTTTGGGATTTACAATGGGTTAGTGACCATCGCCGGGGTTGTCTCAACAGCAGCGGCGGCAGGGATTGGGGCGATGAGAGCAGCCGTTGCGCTCATGTTAGGGCCTCTCGGTCTAGCGATTATTGCGATTACGGCATTAATTGCTTTGTATCATCAGCTTCAAACTTTTCAACAGCAGGTCAATACTGCCGTTCAAAGCTCTATATCCCCCACGGCACAAGCCATCAGAGGCGGATTGACGCACGATCAATATATGGATAAAGCTTTTGCGTCAACCGTAAGTCAAATGGGGGATGCAGCGGCGCGCCTCTTTTGGGCAAATGGTGGACAAACTCTTTTTGAGCGGACATGGCAATCGGCTTATGCGGAAGCTAACGCACAGCCACAAGGCGCAGGTGGGTCTATGCCTACTCGTGACAGTGGCGGCGTAGGCATGGCGGGGATGGCGTACCAGATCGGCAGCGGGCAGCTCAAGAACGAGGTGTACATACCCGGCGCGGATGGGCAGTTCGTGAGCGGCTTCGTGGATCTGATGAAGTCGGTGGCGGCAGGTGTTGGCGGTGGCAGCAACGGCGGCGACACGATCAATGTGATGATGCCGGAAGCGGCGCTGGCAAACCCGAGCGCGGCACATGCCATCGGGCAGGACTTCGGGCGCGGGATTATGGACGAGATGCGCGCGCGCGGGATGAAGGGGATGAGGGGGTAGGAATCACTAACCCCCTGCTGTAAAGAAAGTGCGATTGCCAGCATCGTTTACTATGAATATGAAGCTTGAATCGGAGGAATTAACCGTAAAGGCCACGCTTCCTGTTAATTGACCACCTCCGAAAACTTCTCCCCTAAACTGATTATCCATGGTCACGAAAGATGGACGCTTATAGATATTCCCCTGCTTACCTGTTATTTCTAAATCCATCAATGAAACGTTGCAGGTTTCGTCAGGGGATAAATCGCAGTAAAAGGTGATGTTTGAGATAACCCATTCCCCGCCAGCCGGAGGGTCGTCGTTAAATTGATTAATTTGTTTAAGGACTGCCGTTTGATTCCGTGCGAATTGATTTACCTGCATCCGTCCATCGCGGACATTACCGGGTGCGCCCAATGGGTAAGGGTTCCCTTTCAATCCAAATGGGGCATTAGTGGAGGAGGGCGTAATGGTTGCCGTAGGGGTAACGGTTAAAGTCGGGGTCGCTGACGGGATCGGCGTATTTGTGATTGTGGAGGAGGGCGCTAAGGTTTCGGTCGCGGTTGCGGATGGCGGCACAGCAGTAGGTCCGGCGGAAGTTGCAGTAGATACTATTAACAAAGGCTTTGTTGGATCGAGGGGCGGCTGGCTGTTTACTGTGCTTAAGGCGGCGACAACGTTTTTACCACTCTCATTTATTTCAGAGCTCGTCCTATTAAACTGCGCAATCACTATTAGAAGCACAACCATTGCTAAAACGATGACTAAAAATCCGCGCACTAAATTGTAAATATAGGTGGTGGCTTTAGGGCTAGACTTTGACGCGATAGGCGGTGGAGAAAGTTTATTGATCTTATCAATCCACTCTTGGGCTACGGGATTGTCAATCGTCTTTAGGAGGGTACGCGCTTCATCAAACTTTTTTTCGTCGATCAGTTCTTTGACCGCAGCAAACTTGGCCTTCGACATCAGCGCACCCCTAAATAGTTGTAATTAATGCAATGTACTTTGCATTAATTTAGCGCGGATGTTAATAGAAGGCAAATCAAAAAGCGGGAGATGGTTCTCCCGCAGTATGGCTATTCAGTTGTAAGTGGTTATTTAATCGACAATATCGACCCATGCGCGGACGTGGCGCGGTGTAAGCTGATGAGGACGCAACAATGATCCATCATCCGGCACATTGCCCAAGAAAAGTGTTTCCGTCAGCGCGTGCAGCAATTCGTAGGCGGCAGCGTCTTCACCGAACACGTTATCGGCTTCGTAGCTGGTGCTAATGCGCTTGGCTTCGGCTTCGATGAGCAGTTTGAGTTGAGGGACAATCTTATCGGCGAGGGCATTCACGAGGTCTTTGCGGACGGCTTTCAGATCGTGATGGATAAAACTTAAAGACGTGGTAGACTCGAACATGATAACGGCCTCCATGCGGCTGTTGTCGACGCTCCGGTGGTGGGTAGAAACACTGCCGGGGCAATCTCTATATGCGATAGAGCAGAGTATAACACTTATGCAAAGTAGATTGCAATAAGAACGGTGTGAAACTCGTCAATTTCCCGTTTGTCTTTTGAAACCTTCGTCCAATCCCCCGTCTTTCATTCACCTGATTGTCACATGAGAACTTTTGTGCTAAACTAACCGTATAACTCAAGATTTCCGCGAGGCGGACGTGTACCCGAACAGGGGTATGTGTCCGCCTCTTTTTATTTCAGGTATCTATGCCTATTACGCGATTTGTATCCGAGCTAGGAACTTTTGTTTTTCCATCTACTGGCCAAACATTTAATGCCCCATTCTCGAATGTTCTAGCCAGGGCCTCACGGTTGCCGGGGGTTGACGGTGGGATCGACCAGTACGGTACCGGATGGGCACCAACAGCGATTGCCAATCTGGTTTTTAATTTTGTGCTGGTCAGTAGCACCCTCGAAGGAATGCAGCCTTTACGTGATGCGGCAAGCGCGATGCGAGGATGGGGAGTTGGGCAACTTTACTTTCAGCCAACAGACACAGCACTGGAAGAACGTTGGGTACATGCACGAATCAACAATATTTCGATGTCGCAAAAACTAAGTGCTCACACTGATCGCTTCCAGCCGGTAGAACTCTCCTTGCAAGTCACACAACCCTTTTGGAATTTAAAAGGCACGGAGCGACTCTGGGGAGATGGGGGGAAGTGGGATGACTCAGGTTTGTGGGATGGTAATTCGAGCGCACCGGCTCCTACGTCGATTACCACCAGCGGGACGATGACGATCACCAACAATGGCAACGTGTTCACACTGGCGCGGGTGCTGATCATCAACGACAGCGGCAGCACGATCAGCAATCCGATTATACGGCGCATCAAGGACGGCGCGATTGCCGACGAGGTGCGCTATTACGGCACGATTGCCAACAACGATTGGCTGGAGATTAACAGCCGGTCGCAGCGGGTGTTGATGGGCGTGAGCGGCGACGATGTCTACAGCGATTTTGACCACTTGAACGCGGATTGGTTTCAGCTTTTGCCGGGGAGCAACAGCATTCAGGTGTATGTGACCGGCACGGCAAAGGTAGCGATCCGCTACATGGAGCGCATTTCATGACGATTACTTTACCCAGTTTAAGCGCCGGATCGGCAGCCGGTGCATACAGCGCGGCAGTGGTCAACGCGGCGATCAACCAGCAGAAAACAAACGCTGAGAATATCGTCAACGGTATTCAAGGCTTCGAGGCGCTGCTGTGGGTGAATTCCACGGCGACACTGGCAACCGATACGCTGAGCTTAAGTGGCAAGCCCCGGGCGCTGGTGATCGACACGGAAGCATCGGGCGCAACGGATAACCTGAGCACCATTTCGAACGGCACGGCCTACCAGCAGTTGTGGATCAAGGCAGCGAACGCCGGACGGGTGATCACGGTCAAACACAATGTTGGCAACATCAAGCTGTGGGGCGCGGCAGACGTCACGCTGAACAGCACCAATTGGCTGCAACTGTTCTATGACGGCACACAGTGGTCAGACGTGTTTATTCCGCCGGCTGCACCAACACAAGGATTTGTGATCAACACGGCGCGGACGGTACTCGGCTCCAACTCGGCCAGCGTGACGATTTCAAGCATCCCGGCGACATATCAACACCTGATGTTGGTGATCGAGGCGCGGACGGATGTGGCAGCCGGGTTCGAATCACTCTTGCTGCGGTTCAATGCGGATGCTACGGCGGCGAACTATTACACGCAGTACGTCAACGCGGCAGCGACTACGGTTACTGCGGCAGAAGTCTTGGGCGTGACGAGTACCGGCATCCTGCTGTTTAACTCGGCGGTGGGCAACACGGGCAGCGCGGGCAACGGTCACTGCGTGATCATGATCAAGAACTATGCATCGACGACCATGCGCCGGACGATCACCTACCACAGTTTCACGCACAGCGGCAACACGACCGGCTTGCTGAAGATGGTCACCGGCGGCGGCGACTGGACGAATACAGCGGCGGCGATCAGCTCGATCACCTTCCTGCCGAATGCCGGAACCAACATTGTGACGAACTCAGCCTACACGTTATACGGTCTGAACTAGACATGACGATCACGTTGCCGAGTATGAAAGTGTTAGCACCGGGAGTGCCGTTTAGCGCTGCCGCTGTTAATGCCGCCATCCGGCAACAACGGGTCAACCTTCAGAACATCGTCAACGGGGTGACGGGTTTCGAGAAACTGACATGGGTGAACTCGGCGGCCACACTGGCGACGGACACCCTCGACCTAACCAGCAAAACACGGGTGGTGGTGGTCGATACGGAAGGTGCAGGCGCGACCGATAACCTGAGCACGATCTCAAACGGCACGGCTTACCAGACGTTGTGGCTGAAGGCAGCGAATGCTGGGCGGGTGATTACCGTCAAGCATGGGGTCGGGAATATCAAGCTGTGGAGCGCGGTCGATGGCACGCTCAGCAGCACGAATTGGCTGCAACTGTTTTATGACGGGACACAGTGGTCAGACGGGGCGCTGCCGGTTACGTATCCGCAAAACTTCGTAATCAATACGGCGCGCACAGTGTTGGGTGCAAACGCTACCAGCGTGACGATTTCGAGCATTCCGGCGACGTACCAACACCTGCTGTTGATATTGGAGCTTTCGTCAGACTCGGCGTCAAGCGCGGATGGTGCGCTGTTGCGGTTCAACGCGGACACGACGTCGGGAAACTATTACACGCAGTATTCACTAGGGTTTTCAACCGTAATGGCACCCGGCGAAGAGCCCGGTTCAGTATCCGGAATACGGCTGACCAACTGCGTAAAAGGCTCGACGGGCGGCGGGGCAGGAAATGGCCAGTGCATCGTGTTTATCAAAAACTATGCCAGCACGACGATGCGCCGGACGGTCACATATAACACCTATCTGCATTCGACTGCTACCGCATCCATGCAATCGGGGGTAGGGGGCGGCGACTGGACGAACACGGCAGCCGCGATCTCGTCGATTACGTTTGCACCACAAACCGGCACCAACATCATTACTGGCTCGGCATACACACTTTACGGGTTGAACTAACGATGACTTACCAAAAAGCAATTACAGACGCGGCAACCGGCCAGACGGTGATCGTCGATCTGACGCCGGAAGAGATGGCGGAAATCGAAGCCAAGCTGGCGGCAAATCAGGCACGGGCGGCGGAAGAAGCCCAAGCGGCGCTCGCTGTGACAGAGGCGGTCGATGCGCTGCCCAGCGGGGATGACATTGGCAGTGCAAAAAGCATTGCAGAACTCAAAGAGTATGTGCGGGCACAGTCGGCGGTGATCGCGCTGCTGGCTGAGCGGTTAGGGCTGAAGGGGTAAACGATGCGCGTGTGGGCGGATGTGTACGACGAATACGGTGTAAAGCTGGGCAGCCTGAGCGCTATTAAGGGCGCATCGGTGACGCAGCAGCTTGACGGCGCGGGATCGTACAGCCTCGACATGGCGATTGACGAGCGGACGATCGCGGCGCTGGTCAATGATCTGGAAGTGCGCGTGTACGTTGAGCAGACCGACGACGAGCTGCCGCAAGAGTGGGTGCGCGGGTTGATCCGCGATGTGACGGTGACGGAGGCGGAAGCTGGCACGACGGTGACGATTAGCGGCCCGGATACGCTGGATGTGCTGACCGAGACGACAGTGGGCATTGGCCGGAGTTATGACGCCGAAAGCATCCAGACGATCACCAATTCGCTGCTCAGTATGACGACCGGCTGGACGGCAGAGATTGAGACGGATGTGGCAGCCGATTTGCAGACGACGCGCTTTGACGGCGCGAATGTGTTGCGGTGTTTGCTGCGGTTGGTGGAAGAGAAGGGCATCCACCTGCGCAACGGGAGCGAGCCGAATACGCTGGAGATGGGCGCGTTTGGGACTCCGGCCACTTCGCCAACAGGCATGGCAGTGCGAGCGGTCAAGCCAGTGTCGACGGTGAGCTATGAGCTGCAAGCCAATGACGCGGTGCTGTTGATCGACCGGATCACCCAGACGCAGAAGTCCGGCGATGTGGTGAACTGGTGCATCCCGATCGGAGCGGGGGAGGGCAGCGCGGCGCTGACGTTGAAAGACACGACGTATGCGATCTACAACGAAAACGGCACGCTGTATCGGGCAGGGGTGAGCAGCCGCTATCCGATTTACCGGCGGGTGAATGACAACGGCTTCACTGAATATTACATCGATGCTTCGGACGGGGCGCGCGAACGTCAGGCGGTGGTGTCGTTCAAAGAGATCGGCACGATTGCCAACAGCACGCTGGCGAAACAGAACGCGGCGAATGCACTGGCGATCGCGGCGATGGCGTATTTGGACCGGCAACGGCTGCCGCTGGCGTCGTACAAGCTGAGCGTGAGCAATGTGCAGGCGGAAATTAGGCCGGGTCACCTGCTGCCGGTGAAGCACAAAGGAACCATTGAGATCGACGATGAGACACGGTCGGCAAAACCGCGTCTGACGTACCTCGATGTGGATCAGGACATGTGGGTGATGAAGGTCACCAAGAAGATCAGCGGCGACAACATCACGCAGGATTTTGAGGTGGCGACGGTTGACCGCTACTTGATGGATCACAGCAAGATTCTGGTCACGATGATGGAGATGCTACAGGCGCGGAATGTAAGCGTGCAGACCGTGCCGATGGTGTTCCCGTTCATGGCCTACGACACGATGCAGGAAGGAACGACTTTCCTCTCCGGCTACAACCAAGGCAAGAAGGCGCGGCTTGATCTGCGGATCAACGATTACATCACAGATGTGACCAAGGTAGAGCTGCATTTCATCACGCTGCCGCTGCATATCACAGGGCGCAACCTGTTCTCATCGCCCAATTATTGGACGGTATTTGACGTGGTGACCTCGGACGAATACCCCAGCGGAATCAGCCTGTATATCAACGATGCGGATGTATCCAGCCAAGTGGTGGACATCGACAGCGGCGATCCGGCTCCATTCAACGCCGGGTCAAATGTGGTGACAGACGCGCGGGTAGACATCACTAGTTTTATTACGGAAGCATCCGGCGGGTTGTATCAGAACCACAAGATCGAGCTGCACTGCGAACACCGACTAGGCGACATCTCGCTTGGTGGGCCTGATCCGGCGCAATCCGGCACCAACGCAAGCAAGGGCTACGCCTTCATGGTGGCCTATGTCTTTGGCTCACTGCGAGCTGTATTTGATGGAGGGTAACGTGAAACGACTATTGGTATTGATCATCGGGTTGCTGCTGCTGATCGGGCAAATGGTGGCGGCACAGGATGGGTATCAGATCACGACGAGCGCACCGGAAGGCGGCATGTATCCGCTGCTGACGAGCTGCAACCAAACGGTCTACGACGCATCACGGGGCGGGTTGACCGCAACGGTGGTGACGGTGACGGTGGATGCCTATGTGATCTGGAAAGTTCCGGCACGACCTGCCGAGTATTACATGAGCTTCACGGTGAACGGCATCCGGAACTGGACGATTTATGGACGCGCAACACTCGATGCGATCTGCCCCAAGGCGGCAGCGCAATCATTAGTTAAGAAGGGGAAATAAAAAATGGCTAGTGCAGACAAAGGCAATTTTTTTCGGTTGGGGCTGAATAGCTTCGCCAACGCCGGAATCAACTTCGGCTCAGACACGATCAAGCTGAGCTTGGCGCGTATGAGCAGCATCGGTACGGCGGCCAAGGCAATCACGGGGGCAACCAATGCGACACCGATTGTCATCACCGCGACCAGCCACGGCTACGCGAATGGTGACTGGGTAGCGATCACCGGAGTGGGCGGCAATGCCAACGCGAACGGTATTTTCAAAGTCGCTAATCAGGCGGCAAATACCTTCGAACTCACTGACCCCGTCACAAGCGCCAACATTGCTGGATCGGGCGCGTATACCTCCGGCGGCTATGTGATCAATCTGGACACGGTGCAGTATCACAGCAGCGTGAGCGGCGGCATCGTGGCGACCAGCTCGGCAGTTTCATCCAAGACCAGCACACTCGGCGTGTTGGATTTCGCGGATGTGACCTTCTCGGCAGTGGGCAGCGGTGCAGCATGTGATGTGTTGATCCTGTGGAAAGACACGACCGTATCCGGCACAAGCCCGTTGCTCGTGATCATCATCAGCGCGACGGGATTACCAGTCACCCCCAACGGCGGCGACATCACGGTCACCATCGATTCGGGTGCGTTTAAATTCGCGATGCTCTAGGCACAGTTAAGAGGAGAAAACGAGACATGGATTTTTACGATGTCCTGCAATTGACCGACGAAGAGTTGGCGGCTTATGCCGAGAGCTTGAGCACCGAGGACTTGGAAGCGCTCAAAATGCAATTCCAAACGCATGTGGACTCGCTGAATGCCAAGCGACTGGTGCTGAATCCGATTATGGATTTGCGGCAAGAAGAGGCTTCGGCCAAGAAAGTCTACGACGGGCTGACCGACGCGCAAAAGACCGCGCTGGCACAGTTCATCAAGGTTGATCCGATCATCAACCAGCGCATTGTCAACGGCACAGAATAAGGATATAGGGATGCGCGACAAATCGACGTGTCCCTAACCGACTATGACGACACTGAGTATGACCGCGAGCGCCGTCTCGCACATGGGGAGCATCGCCAACGATAGCGGGCGCAACGTTACAGTGTCGGCTATTGTGGCGCTCAATCCGGCTCCGGTATCGCCGGGGTCACATGGCAACGGTGATGAATACTCGATGGCGGCGCGGTTCACGACGGATAGCAACATCACCAACGGGCTGACCATCACATCAGCCACGTTCAAATTAACGGCCACCAGCACCTACAACGCGGGTGCAAATGTTATTGCATATCTGGTGAGTGCCCACGCGGCGGACAATGCGGGTGTGCTCGTCACGACTAGCGGTAACTTGAACATCACGGCGAGGCCGCGCACAACGGCGGTCAGTGGTGTGTGGACGCAAACCAGCGTAACTGTCGGCGTAGAGTACACGATTGATGTCACGAGCGTGGTGCAGGAACTGGTCAACCGTGGCGGATGGGCAGCCGGCAACAGCATCGTCATTCTGGTGGATACGGACACGACCACCAGCCAAGGCGAGTGGCAGGATTACGACAGCACAGGCGGAACCGCGCCGGTACTGGACATTGTTTATACGGCTGGCGGTGGATCGCCACAGACGATTACCGCAGAGGGATTGCCACCACGCAGCACATTCGGCACGCAGAACGCATTCGAGTCGGCGGCATTTGTGCCCACCAGCGACATCAGCGTAGGCGCATGGACAACCGAAACAGGCGGCACAACCAACCTGTATGCATCGGTGGATGAGGCCAGCGCGAATGATGCCGATTACATTCAAAGTGAAGCGGCTCCGGCGGCAAGCGCGGTGCAAATCAAACTGGCGACGATGACCGACCCGGCAGTGAGCTACGGGCATTATGTGACGTACCGCATCCAAAAGACGGGCAGCGGTCAACTCAATATGGTGGTGCGGCTGAAGCAAGGTGCAACCACAATTGCCAGTTGGTCACATACCGATGTGAGCGCGGTTATCACCGAATATACACAGACATTATCCTCAGCCGAAACGGATTCGATCACCGACTACACGGATCTGCGGCTTGAGATTGAAGGGACACAGGTTTAAATGGCTATTACAACATTAGACGGCGTGATTGCCGGAATGCAACCGTCGAGGGTGATTGCCAAGGCTGTGACGGCCACGCTGGTTGCGGGGCGTCCGTCGTCGCTGTGGGCATTGGGCGGCAGTCCCGGCGCGGGAAGCTACAACGCTACGCTGAACGGGGTCAACCTTTCAAGCACCAGCGCATTGGTGAATGGGCAGATACCGCATATCGATCCAGTCAGCGGAAATGCCTATCTGGCACGGTTGCAAGCCAACGCGACACAGGCCGGAACGCTGCTCTTGTTGGATCGGCTGTGGCACAACGGCGGGTATACGATCACCTCAACGGCGGCGCAAAACTCGACTACGCCGACGTGGGAAGCACGAGATGCCAACGGCTCGACGAATGGCGACGGTGTACTGCTGGCGCTCGAAATTAGCGCGGCGGCGGGGGCGGCTGCTCCGACCATCACCGTGGGGTATACCAACAGCGGCGGCACAGCGGGACGCACGGCTACCAACATTCTGGCAACAGCGAACAGCCCGGCGATTGGTGCAACGTATTTCATTGGGCTACAGGCGGGGGATACGGGTGTACGGTCGGTGCAATCATTGACGCTGAGTGTCTCATGGGTGTCCGGAACGATGAACCTCGTGGCTTATCGACAGCTCGCGGCGCTGGAATTGGCCGGGCCGCAATTCCCGAACGCGATTGATGCACTCACCAGCGGAATGCCGCGTTTGTACAACGGGACGGTGCCGTATCTGGTATTCATTCCCAACACCACCACTGCTACCAACGTGAGCGGCAGCTACGTCGAAACTCAAGGGTAAGTCATGGCAACCACGGGGCGCGGGCAGCTTCTTCAATCTGCTTGGCTGCTAAGGCTTGAGCAGCGCAATCGCCGCAGTATTTCAATGCTGCTACGGCAAAATATTGATTGGGCAGACACCGACGATACCGAGGCGCTGGTCTGGGGCGATTGGTTCTGGTCGGCTGGTGCGCGCGCGGTCGTCACGCAAGTGTACATGCGTATCCCGGCGGCGAGTGGCCCGTCGACACAGACGATCACCCCAACGGGCATTCCTACACGGCAGTTCATCGGCACGCAGTCGATCACCCCCGGCGCGGTCACGATTGGATTGGAAGGACTGCCACAACGAGCGGGATTTGGTACGGCGACGATGGGCAATGTCATCGCGCTCACGGGCTTGGAATCGCGCGGGATGGTGGGCACGGATGTGATCAGCGTGGGGGCGGTGACGATTACACCCACCGGCTTGCCTCCGCGTCCGGCGATGGGTACGCAGAGTGTCAGCAGCGGGGCGGCGAATGTGGCTACCGAGGGATTGCCGCCACGACGGGCGATAGGGACGGATACGGTTACCCCGGGGGCGGTCAGCATTACGCCAACGGGATTGCCACCACGACGTGATACAGTCGGGACTCAGGCAGTGGCCGGAGCAGCAGCCAGCATCACGCCGACCGGATTGCCGCCACGCGGACTGGTGTCGATCACCCGCAACAAGCATGACGGGCAGACGCTTTCAAGTAGCCGCGATGTGACGATTGGCGCGGGTTACACGGACGTTTCGCCCAAGCAGCGCGTCAGAACCAAAGCGAACCGGCTGTACATCTGTCTGGTGAACTGCGAGAGCTATCCGGGTGATGGTATCTCGAACCACGTCATGATGTACAAGGGCAATCAGGACGGTATCCCAACCAGCTATACCGAGCAAAACAGCGCGTCACGCCCAAGCGGTGGTATTGCCCAGTGGGGATGCGCGATTGACCAGAACGACATCATCCATGTGGTATATAACACCCGGGCGAGCGCTGGCGGGAACATCACCGATACGCGCTACATCACGTACAACACATGGACGGATACGTGGGGCACGAGCGAGTCGATTGACAACACGGTCAATTGGAGTGCTGGCGGCGGCAACCAAGGCCATCAGTCGGTGGCAATCGCGCTGGATGCGGCGGGGTATCCACATGTGGTATTCCTCAAGACAGACGGCACACGGGCGCGATGTGCATACAGCAATAAGGTGACGGGCAGTTGGTCTACGCCGGTGACGGTTGATACCCAGAGCTTTGCCGCTAACGAAAAGATCTGGCATCCGAACATTGCGTTTGATACCGGCGGGCGAATTATTGTGCTGTGGTTGAAAGGCACGTTCAACGATACGGCTGACGGGACGATTTACTGCCGTGTACGGGAAGCGGGGCAAGCTGGCGCATGGCGAACCTCGGTGCAGATCAGCGCGACGGCGGGTGCACTCACGAGTATCGACCAAAGCACGAGCATTTTTGTCACGGCGGACAATCGGTATCACACCACGTATATCAACGCCTCGACGACACCCGGCAGTAAGTATATCCGGTATCGTTACAGCGACGATCTGGGCGATACGTGGACGGCCAATGATCCGGCATCCGGCACGCAAGCAACTCATAATCCGGTGCTGGGCGACGGGGCAAACGGCACGATCCGGATCTATGCACATGGTACGCCGGACGGTTCAAACGTTGGTGAGAATTTGTACTATTTCGAGGGCAGCGGCGGCAGCAGTACATGGGGAAGCTGGACGCTGATTTTGTCGGGCGTCGAATGGGAATGCAGCGTCAATACCCGTTGGGCGATGTATCACCACAGCAATATGAACTACCTCGACATCGCGTTCTGGGACTTCAATTATCCCAATATCGCACATGTAGGGGTGGAGTATTTGGGCGGCGGGTTGGTGATTACGCCGGTGGGATTAGATCCACGACGGGCGATGGGGACGCAAGTATTAACACCCGGCGCGGTTGGGATTACCACAGCCGGACTTCCTCCACGACAAGGAATAGGCACACAGTTGATGAGCAACATCATCAGCCCGACCGGCTTGCCACAGCGGACGGCCTTCGGGTTGGAGACGGTGACACCCGGCGCGGTCACATTGACACTAGAAGGCTTGCCGCCACGCGGGATTGTGGGGGCGGATGTGCTGAGCAGCTTGTACACGATGGCGTTGGCCGGATTGCCACCACGCAACGGATTTGGCACGCAGGCGATCACAGTCGGGGCGGTCACAATCAGCACGAGCGGACTGCCGCCACGCAGCGCATTCGGCACACAGGTGATTACCACCGGCGCGGTCACGCTGAGTCTGGCCGGACTGCCGCCCAGAAGCGCGTTTGGTACGCAGGCAGTCACGGTGGGGGTGCAGTTCATCCAGCCAGAAGGGTTGGCATCACGCGCGCTGGTGGGTACGGATGTGATCAGCACAGGGGCGGTGACACTGACGCTGGCAGGGCTGCCACCACGCGGCGCGTTTGGTACGCAAGCGGTATCCACAGGTGCAATAGCTTTGGCGTTGACGGGATTGCCTCCACGCAGAGGGATTGGTACAGATGTTGTCACTCCGGGAGCGGTGAATATCGCGCTGGCAGGGTTGGAACCACGTCGGGCGCTGGGTGAGGATGTGGTGACACCGGGCGCGGTCAGCATCTTGCTCACCGGATTAGAACCACGGCGGGGCATCGGTACGGATACGGTCACCTTAAGCGGACTGACGATTACGACCGAAGGGCTGCCGCCACGCAACGCAATCGGTACGCAGACGGTCGCGCTGGTGTTCGTGCCGGGGGTGTTCGTAATGTCGCGGCGGGATTGGCAGGCGCTGGGCGAGGAACTATACAAGCCGCATGGCAAGCGCATCCGGCAGGGCAGCGGTAAAGGCCGCTATAAACCGTAAAGAGGGCAGTGATGGCAACCAACAGCAACGTATTTGATTTTATCGTCGGCCAGTCGGATTTTGTGACGGTCGATATGATCAAGAACTTGGATCGGTCACTCAACACGCAGGTGATTAGTGGCGCGGTGTGGGAAGTGGAGAATACGGGCGTCGCCACGTATGTGAGCAGCTCGGCGGCGGTGGATGCCGGGGGACGATACATCAGCGCGAAATTCACGGCAGCGGCAGACGGCGTCACACGGGTGAAGGTGACAGCGACAACCACCAGCCCGATTGCCACGATTGTCGAATATATCCTGCTGCGGGTGTATACACCGCCAAGCAGTTTGTAGGTCGAATGCTAGTAGAAAAAATGTTCGTATTGTGCTATAGTGTCAACTATGGTTTAGGCGATGGGAGGCACGGGTGGAAATAGCGGGTGTACGCATAAGCGATGAAGCGATTGGGGCGCTGCTATTTGCCATCGGCGGCCTGTTGACGGCGTTCGGCATCTGGATTCGGGCAAGCTCGAAGAAGATCGAAGCGAATGCCAAAGAAATTGAAGCCGGCGCTGTAGCGAAGGCATCATCGGCAGAGGCAGAACTGGCCGAGCGGTTATCGGTCACCAACAGCCTGAAGCAATACGGCGAGTTGTTGCAGTCGCAAATCACGATTAACCAGCAGTTGAAAGAGCGGGCTGATCAACAGGAAGCGACGTATCAGAAGCGGCTCGAAGAAAAAGAGAAGCAGGACGAGAACAATTACCACGTGTTGAGCCAGACGCAAGACCGGCACGCGCAGGAAATCCAGACGCAGTTGCAGAACCGGTTTGATCGGGTCGAAAAGAAGATCGACGATCTGCCGGGTAAGCTGCAAGCGGACACGAAAGAATGGGTACAAACAATCGTCGCCGAGGTCGCCACGCAAATTGCAGAACGGTTTGCCGAGATGACCATGGCGCAGGAGTGGTATCCGTTCCCGGATGTGAATGATCCGGAGTGGAAAGAAGATTTTGTGAAGCCGCTGATCAACCGCGTCCGGCTGTACCGGCGTCCAGTGTCGAGCGAGTCATCGTTGACGGATGCGGAAGTGCCACAAACCGGCACCACGATGAAGATCATCAAGGGGCGGAAGCGTGGTTGGCTGGTGGTGCGGCGCGTGGGCGGCAGTGATACGCAGTACGGATGGCTGCCGGAGCATGAGGTCTTGGTGGGCATGTCGGCGGTGAAGAAGGCAACCGGCGAGGCGATGGCGGTTGCAATACCTACACAAGCAATACCGGCCAATTAGCCGAAAGGGCAGGCGTGGAATTCACGATTGACGAGCTGACGGCTCTGGTATTCCAACACACACGACGCGCGATGCAGGCGCGCAAGACGGCGAATGAATTGATAGCGCTGGCGGATGAAGATGATAAGCTGGCGCTGGTTTATCTCGAAGTGGGCAAACGGTTGAAACGATCCGATGACGAAAGGGAGAGCAAAATGAACCTGAGAAAAATTATCACCAGTGTGGTCATGTTGGTGCTGTTTAGCTTCTTGATGATGGGCAGCTTGACGCTGGCACAGGACGCGCCGTTGGTGACGAATACGCCACTGGTTGCTGCCACAGCGGAAGTGACTCCGGAGCCGGTTGTCACGCCGGTGGAGACGAGCAGCCGGGATCTGAGCGTGTTGATTGAAGCGCTCAAAGAATTCGCGTTGATTGTGGCAGTGATCGTGCTGGCATTTAAAACGGCGGGGTTGATTCCGGCCAAGACAGTTGATGATGTGCTGGCGCGTGGGTTCGAGCTGGCGGCGGGATTGGCTGCCGGAACACCCAATACACTTGATGACGATGTTGTGAAGATTGCCAAAGAACTCATCCCACGATTGATTGCCGATGAACTGGCAAAGCGGGATGGTGTTCAGCCACAAATCAACCTGTATCCGACTAGCGGGACAGTAACCGCGACACAACCGATTGCGACAACCACTACCACGATTGTCGGGTAACATGCCTCAAAGCCTCTTCGGATCTAATGTTGACCTGCCGTATGTGCGAGACATGGGCAGGTTGTTGGAATATCACCGCGAACTTGATCCGGCGCTGATGGTGGCGATTGTCGATAAGCCGGAGCAGTGGGTGAAGATCCCGCCGTTTGCGGCTGAATTCCCGAATGCAACGATCATTGCACGGGTGTGGCACGAGCAGGACGGCGGGTTTCATTTACCTCCAGAGGCAGCCGGTGATACACGACCAGAGATCGCTAGTGCAGAGGGATATGTCGAGACGTTCCAAGCGTTGGGACGCGGCAACATGATCCTGTCGCTGCTGAATGAGCCAACGGCTTACAATGGCGCGGAAGCACAAAAGAAGCTGGTGGCATGGTGCATCAGGGCGATCGAGTATGCGGCGTTACACAACGTGCGGGTGTGTTTGCCGAATTGGGCAGATAGGCATCCGCAGGTGGTGAGCAACAACCAATGGGTGGCGCTGTACGATACGCTGCTGGAAAAGGCGGCGATACATCCGGAGATCGTCAGCATCGGTATGCACCTTTACGGGCCGGACAACTACATCGAGACGCTGGAAGGATTGGTTTCTCGGTGCAGTGAGATTGGCATCCGCTGCCCAGGCGTGTACATCAGCGAGTTTGGCATGGACACGGCGTTTCAAGGCGAGGTGCTGGACGGTTACAAGAAGCGGATACCGGGTGATCAGTATGCACGCTGGCACGCTGAGCAATTGGCGGGGAGGCTGCGGCCATTCGTCGAGGCCGGTATCGTCAAAGGCGTGGCGACGTTCGGCTATGGGCACACGGCACGCTGGCTAAATTATGACGTTGAGCCGGATCGCAGTTTTCAAGACACGATGACCACGTTACAGAAAGAGGGCAAATTGAGCATCGCCGCACATGCACTGCCACAGTCGGTATCCAAACCGGCCAACGCTGGCACGGGGCGCAAAGTGATCTGCCGGAAGTTCCGCAACATCCGCAGCGGACCAAGCACACGACATCATGACGATGGCGATTTGCCGATCGGGGCGGTGGCGACGGTGTTTGATACGGCTCCAGTGGCCGAGAAGATTGCGGACGGCAGTACAGTCAACTGGTGGTGGATGGAGTCGGAGCAGGGCAACGGCTGGATTCAATCGACCGGCTGGGCGTTTGAGAATGTGCCGACTACCGCAGAATTGAAGCCTCTGCCGGAAGTGATCCCACCTCCACCGCAAGAGACGATCACGGATGTGGCGCAACTGCCGCCGGTGCCGAGCGTGACGCTGAAGACGTGGGCGTTCGGGTTCGAGATGGTGGGAACGGAAGAGCAGAAGACGGCCATCGAGCGCGGCTTAGAGCTGATGGTGGCGGGGATGGCGTGGATCGGGCAGGCGGCGGGAACGTCGGTGACGATCAAGGCGCGGGAAGTGGTAACATGAATCCGCGTGATTGGAGCAGCGGACTGGTGCTGATCGGGTGGCAGGGATGCGGCGTGATCGGCCTCGTTTGTCTGGCCGGATTGGTGCTGTTTTTGTTGACGCGCTAGAATTATTGTGCTAAAATTTTCGTAGTCGAATGGTTGTGGGAACTGTTTACATTGGTCGATAACGGAGGCGATTGGGGGCGCGGGTTGCAACCGTGAAATAGAACCTCTCCCATGCCGGTGCAATTCCGGCACGACCAGCATCATTTAGGTGGCGGGCATAGCCTTAGATCAGCCGAAGCACAACGATTAAAAATTGCATGGGGCGCACTCCCCTATAGCTGATGGAAAAACCGCAAACAAAAACACCTGCTCATACGCGGGTGTTTTTGATTCTGAACGGGTGGCAAAAGACAGGGATTTTATGACAAAAATTATGCGGTGTCGTTATCCGGCGGGTTGTCCGCTTCAAACTGTTCAAACAGCGCTAGTGTGGTGACGGCCAAATCATCCACAGGGGTATGAAGCAAGCTTGCCTTTACGATCACCTTGCCTAGTTCGGATTCGTATTCGCCGCTTGAGATCGCCAACGAATTACAAAACACCACCCACGGAGCGGTATGGCCTTTGGATATAAGATCTTCGATCGGCTGCCGAAGCCCGTTGTCTATATTCAATGTGTTTCCGCTCATTAAACCGGCTCCTCTACATATTCAAACTGGATGCGCTGGACAAGATCGGTGGGCTTTACTTTATTGGCCCGGCAGTACATGGCGATAAACCATTGCGGCCCGTCGTTGGGGAAGCCTTCGAGGATGCACTCCTCATGGGTGATGAGTTCAAGCGGCTCGTAGCGGACAGATACAACGCGGAGCAGGGCAAGCTTGACGGGATGCTCACCCTTTTTGAAGCCCATCGCCTTGTTAACCGCTTGGATTAATTGGCCGGGCTTGTACTGGCGCTTGCCGCTGCGACGGGTGACGGTCTTGGTACGGTCGATGATTTGCGGCGTGGTAAGGGCGAACGATACGTTAACGGGCATGTGCAATATCCTTTGCAGTTAGAAGTAACCGAGCGCTTTCCAGATGGCTTCGGCCTTGTCGTATGAATAGTTGGGGCGGATCTCGACGCGATCAACCGCTTCGATGGTGCAGCCCAAGCGCGCGATCGGGGGATTGAGCACGACCAAAGACTCGCGGTGGGCGGTGACGCGCCACTTCATCCAGACCCAATGGAAGCTGCCGGAGGCGTATGGCGATGAGACAGATAGCGTCCAGTATTCGTGACCGACGGGAGGCAGGTCATCAGGCATGGTCGTGTCTCATATCGGCGCGGATGACTGCCCAGATGTATTTGAGCTTCATCAACCAGATAAAACGGCGAGTCAATTTGATCTCAGTGACTAAGGTTGCGGAGACGTTGAAGTTTTTCGCCGCACCGGCTCCGAACGTCATGGTTACTTTATTGTCTGCCATCGTGCAATATCCTTTGCATATATAGGTTGTTACTTGGTGCGTTTCTCGACTGACGCTCGAACCTCGTTAAGTATCTGTTCCCCGTTTGGATAATCCATCGCATCACGAAGTGATATAACCTCATTAATAAAGCCTTCAAGCATGTTTACTTTTTCTTGAAGCTCAACAACACGGTCTATCCACCTAGACACATTATCGTATTGTTCACGCGCAATCTTTGCGGCGGCTTCGTAGCCTTCACCGTATCCCATGTCGTACCATGTACGATCATCCTGTAAATGCGGCACTTCTGCCATAGTTAACGCTTTCTACTAAGGGACACGGCGTACCATGTCCCTTGCGGATAAATAGTTAGCTCTTGGGCGCTGGCGGCACCGGCACGACGCCACCGGCCAGCGGGGTGTAGCAATAGAACTGGTTATCAGTGGAGTTTAAGGCGATGGCAGGGCAGGCAGGCTGCACCGGCTGCGGCTCCGGAGTCAAGACGATGACCAGATCGGGATCTTGGATGGGACTGAGCGCCGGATCACATAGCTCGCTATGCTCATTGCCCACAAGTGATTCGCTGTAGTCGCCTTTGCCAACAATCGCGCTGTTGATGCCTATGCCGAGTTGCTCAAGCTGATAATCCGGCTTGACGGTAGCGTCTGCCACAAGCGTGTCGCCATACATGGCTGCACCGTCGGCGAGATACCACCAACCGACACCATCCGGATCTTGCCACGCGGCGGGGATGTTGTGGAATTCCAGCCGGACGGTGGCAAAGCGCGGATCGCGGCACACGTAGAGGTTATCCTGCGCGGCTGCCGGAGCTGCCACGAGGCCGATGAGGATGAGCAGGGCGACGATTAAGGTGAAGGAACGTTTAGAGAAACTCATTTGTGATACTCCTTGATAGAACGGACAGATTTCGGACATAAAGCGGTCACGCATTTAGCGTTTGCCGTATAAAGCGGCTTCGAGCTTTCGCTGTATCCTGCGCCGCCGATAGCGCTGGACAGCCGCGGAGTTGTAGCCGGGATGTGCTGCACGGAACTTGGCTTGACTGATGCGGTTCTTCTCACGATGAGCGACTTTATTTTTCGCCTTGTAGCGCATCTGTTTAAAGCAATCACAGCGCTTGCAATGACTCATCAGACCGCCTTTTTTGTGCACACTCTTATAAAATTGGCTGCGGTCTAGGATGCGATCACATCCGCCACAGTATTTCTCGTTGTCAGCGAGGGCACGCCACGGACGAGGGCGCGGCTTAACCACGCCTCATCTGATTTGATTCCATTCGCGGTTGTAGGTGCGCCGGCACTCGATGCAAAAGGAACTCTTCCCAACGCGAGGTTCTTTGCCGCAAATGGTGCACAGCTTGGCCACTGTATCTGGTGCAGGCATCCGGCTCATTGCTGCACCTCAGATTTGCGCGGACGGCCAATTTTGCCCGGCGTGCGTCCGGCCTTCTTTTTGTGGCGATACTCGTTATACCATTCGCGATAATGTTCACGGCACCAATCCAGTACGCTGGATGGGGAAACATGGCGAGGGCGAGTGCAGCCGGGACGGGCGCACAGCTTCACAACGCCTTGTTGAGCAAGTGCTACATCCTTCTTACGATCCTGACGCTTCCGACGACGATTTCGAACGTTCTTGCAATGCAAACAATATGTAATGGCACGGCCTCCAGAATGCGTATGTACCGGACGTTTGCCACAACGTGAACACATTCGCCCTTCTTTGACATTGGGGCGTTTGAGCGCATAGGCTTTGCGCTTGGTCTCATTGGCACATTCGAGACAATAGGCTTCCTTCATGCCGGATTTGCGAACATGCTTTGGGCGAATCTGGCAGGTTGGGCAGATGTCATCAAAGCGATGCGGTGGCGTTTGAGAATAGGCTTTAAATGCCCGGCGTCCGCGATCAGTGATTTTGTAGCGCGTTCCATCTGCTCCGGCGCTGGCAAATATCCAGTCGCGATTAACAAGGGATTTAAGCGTTTGCGGCGGAACACTATCGACCGAAACAAATTCCCATCCTTCAGCTTGTGCTTGCTGCAAAAATTCCAACACCGTCATCATGTTAGATGTCATCAACGGCCATGGATCAATTTGACGAGTCCAATATCCATCCGGACGGCTCATTGCTGCACCCGCTTTCGATAGGTGCGCGGGTTGGGATTGACGTTGAGATACAGCCGGTGCTGCCAGCAGCGTGCATAGCGCCAGTGGTAACGCGGGTTGGTGCAGCCCGGCACGCAGCAGGGCGTGTTGGCAGCCATCTTGCGGCGCTGATCGTCGATGCAAGCTTTGCACGGGCCGTGTAAACGTCCATTGGGTAGGCGGCTGAAAAAATCGTCGGTTTCAGGCCACCAATCGTCACATTTGGCGCAGTATTTGTACGGCTCTTCCTCTATATGCAACGTACTTTGCACAACCATCGCTAGACCTCTTCTACCATATGCAGGAACGATGGCTGGGCGCTTTCCATCTCGGCTTGGCGAAGGTACTTGCAAGCCAATCGCCAATAAGCGGGTTTGAGTTCGGATGCCACGCCACGGCGTCCAAGTTTTAGCGCCACGTATGGCGACGAACCGACACCACCGAATGGATCAAATACCAATTCGCCGGGGTTGGTGTACCAGTGAATGAGACGCTCGATCAGATCCAGTTGCAGCGGGGCAAGATGGCGCTCGTCTTTGGCTTCGCGGGCGATCTTGACGTTAAGCACTTTCATCTGGTTGATGTCTGACCAGATCGAGGGGATGCTGACATCATCCCAAATCGGGTTGGCGTAGTTTTGCCAGACCGGAAGCGAGGCGTTGATCTGCCCAGAACGGCGGCTGGGGATCGCCATGAGGCCAGCGGGTGGGTTGGTGCCGTAGTATGTCAGGTCGTTGGGGTCATGCAGCACCGGTGCAGACCCGGAATCGGCGGCAAACTTGCGGAACACAAGCACATAATCCGGCAGGCCAACGCGGAGCGCTTGTGCTTTGGTACGCCAATTCTTATACAGAAGCCCGTGAGAATTGGTTTTCTCCATTTCCAGTACAGGATCTTTGCCGACTGTAATCCGCGATTGGAGCACCCACTTCGATTTGCGCGTTTCGGGCAAGTGCGCTTCAGACTCCAGCCGTGCCTGCCGAAAAGCGACGGTGACATCATCAGAGAAGGGGCTGATCCCCATGACGGTGTCGCGGTTGATGAACAAGGGGAGGTCTTTAACGTGGACTGCAACGGCGCGACCGGGCTTGATGACGCGCAGCAGCTCCTTGATGAGATAGCTGTAGTGCTCAAAGAATTCGGCATCAGTGGCGGCGTTGCCCATGTCGGCCTGTTTGTCGCTGTAGGTGTAGAGGCTGCTAAAGGGTGGCGAATGGACACAGAAATCAATGCTATTGGATTCAAATCCAGCGGTGACCTTAACGCAGTCACCCAAATGCATTGTCCAGCCTTCACCCTGCGTGATGTCGTTTTCGGTTTCGGAAAAGGTGACTACGCCGGAGCCATCACGGAACAAGCCGTACTTGCGCATGGCGGCATTCATTTTCTTCTGCATGTCTTTGAAAGCGCGCTGCTTTTCCTGCAACCGCTGCATGACAGAGCCTTCAGCGGACGAGTAGATCATGTGGATGTGCGGGGTACGGGTTTGACCGTAGCGAACAATGCGCCCCATTGCCTGATAGGTACGTTCGAAGCTGAAGCTGACGCCAACAAAGATCATGTGAGGGCAGTGCTGCCAGTTCAGCCCCATGCCAGCTATTTCGGGTTTACTGATGATGATGCGCTTTTCGCCAAGGCTAAAGGCGCGAAGTCCAGCTTCTTTGGCTTTGGGCGTGTGGCTGCCGCGCACCTCGACAAAATCCAACCCTTGGAAGGTTTTGATCAGTGCATCGGCTTCAAAGTCGGTATCACACCAGACAATGACCGGATCGGAGTCGTCGATACCGTCGATAATAGCGCGGGCTTTCTCAACCCGCTCGGCGTTGCTGTCGCGCTTAATCTGCATGAAGGATGTAGCAGAAGGGGTATCCGGCATGAGCTTGCCTTGATCCCACGCGCGTTGAATGGTTTGCTGACTGGACGCCAGTTCATACTCGTGGAACTCAGGCAGTATTTTGTCATAGCCGGGCATGTCGTATTGATCGCCCAAGTCTTTCGGATGGGAGATACAGACTGCCCAGCTCGTCAGCCAGCGGTAGAAATCATCCTCGGCATGGCCTTTCAGTCGGGCTTGACGGGCTACGTCTCCTTCGCCAACAAACCACCGCGCCAGCACGTCATGAAAATCCATGATGTCCAAGAAGGTGCTATGGTTGCCGATCTCTACGATGTCGTTGGGTGAAGGCGTCGCCGTGCAGCACAGCCGGTAGGGGGTTTGTTTGAAGCGTTCGCACAGGTCGAAAAAAGTTTTGCTGTAGTGCTTGAGGATCGAAGACTCATCCAGCACAACGCCGGAAAAGACGGATACGTCAAACCGATCCACACGCTCGTAATTGGTGATAAAGATGAGCGCTTTATCCTGCTGTAGATGCGGCGTGACTTCTGCCATGTCCTCAACATGGAGCACGTCAATGTTAAACTTCTGGCCTTCACGAACGGTTTGTTCCGCAACGGCCAATGGCGCAAGGATCAGCACCGGTTTGTGGGTGTAGCTGGAAACATGGAAAGCCCATTCCAACTGCATACCCGTTTTGCCCAAGCCTACATCGGCAAAGATGGCGGCACGTCCAAGATACAATGCCCAACGCACGCTATCCCGCTGGAATAAGTACAGCGCTCGATTGATGCGATCTGCCGGAACGATGATCCCAACCGGCTTGGGTATAGCCATTTTGGTCGAGAGAAACTGCTGATAATCAACCGGCCCGTTGTTCAGCAAATGGAACGGGGGCAGCGCGGGCCAGTCGGATGTGTTGTATTCAATCATGTGTGCAACCTTCATATAAAGTAAGACGGATTAGTCCTCAAACCAATCGCGGCTAAAGAACCACTTCTTCGGGTAATGGTGAAAACGGACAATGTTCTTGGTGACCGGATAGTCGGTGAAGCGGGTACGGGTGCTGAGCTTCTGGGCTTCAGCCGGGATCATGCGGCCACGGCGACGGGCGCGGCGGTAACGTTTAGCATTGCGGGTTGATAGACGGGAATGGCTCATGGTGATTGATCTCCCTTCCGATTCAAGAGGCCGGATTCGCGAAACATCTTGACGCGTAACCAATCGACTTCGGTGTCTACACAGATGTAGGTACGGCGCTGGAGGTCATCCGGCAGAATGGTATCGATGACGCGGAGGCAGTAGTTATGCTCGGTGACGATGACGCCACCGAATGCGCCGGATATGGCCGGCACACGTTCGCGCAGCTTGCCCATGTGCACCGTCTGGATGGTGGCCTGTAGGTTGTAGGCGGTCTCCATCTGTTCGACGGCGATCAGGATCATGGCGGCGGCTGGCGTCACCTTGAATTCAACAGGCTTGAGGAAGTCGGCAGGGTTAAACATGGGGCACCTTGCCGATCATGTTGAAGACTGTTTGTACAACGGCGTCTTCAAAGGCGGTCACTCGGGCATCGTCGCGGATGAACTTGGTGACGTACTGGCGGAAGGGGGAAAGGAAGTACAAGGCGCGGATGACTTCCAAGCGCTGGTCGATGGTGAGCGGACGGGACTCGGTCGGTGGCAGGAAGCCAAACCAGCGGAGCCGGTCGGCAGCCGAACGAGCGATGGGTGTGACCTGTTCTTGGTCATCTGGTGGTAACTGCGCTACAGTTGACATGACTACTTACTCCTTAGTTGGTGGTCAGATAAAAGGGTAGGGGAGGTCGTAACTCCTCTACCCGGTACATGTGT